TGACTACTAGTCTTGGAGTTGTCAGATATTCTGAGAAAGCCAGGAGTTTCTGGTGCGGATGACTGCAAGCGTTTGTCACGCGCCGTGGACACCGACCGTCCCCTACCAGCGTCAATGTAGCCCGCCGCGGTATCACCCTCATAGAGCGTCAAGATATTGACGGTGAGTGTCAATACATTGACGCTCCACTAGTCAAGATGTTGGCCAGGTGTGCGAGCCGCGCTCGCTGTGCCGTTCGAGTAGTCAGGCCCACTACGCACCCTTGCCCCGTTTCGTATCGTGGCCGAGGCAGCCGACTACTGCGCCCTAGCGCGCCCACAGTAGGCGCGCGGCAATCGAGTATTTGCTCAATGAATTGTGGGGTGTGGGGTGTTAGGCGCCCTCAGCTGCACCCACCGTCAGCCACATGCATGTAGCGTATACACGTTGTCTACACACAAGTGCGGTCGAAGTCCGCAACCCAACCTAACACCAACAAACGCAATGACTTACAGCCTTTGCAGGCAGGTAGGCCCTTTGTCCGGCCCAGACTTCGGTCGAGGGCGGGGGCGGTGGAGGGGGCGGGCTGCCACCACGGGGGTTTTTGCCACACCCGGCCTTGAGTGCACATTCACGAATACGGAATGGGGTTTTGCCGGCCCACGACGGGAGTAGATAGTGGCTGTGAACACGGTGTGCTCAATTTTTTGAGTAAAAATACGCGATCGACCCCGGGGGTTGCAGACGCACGTGTCAACATGCGTCCGTGTCCGAAGGAGGTAGTCTTTTTCGGACAGAGCACGGTGGGGGTTGGTGCTCGGGGGCTGCGCTATGAAGCACGGGACTTCGGCCGCGCCTCGGGAGCCAGGCTCCCTCGGCGGCAGTGTGTATGGCCTGCGCGGGCCAAGCGCGCGACCCGAGCTAATAGAGCCGGGGTGTTAATGGTGGTCTGTGAAAACCATTAACCCTTGTACAGGGTGGGGGGTTTTTCACTGATTTAAGCATCCGTGGAAGTGCTTGAAAACACACAGCTTACAGGATCAGCACTCGTGACAGTGACAAACGCCTGTCAATGCCTGTCACGGTCGTAAGCCAGTTCATTATTAACGAACACGACGGTATTCTGAAGGGGCTCTCGTCTCAGATACGGTAGAGATAGCATTCACCGCTAGCTATCATGCACCCCTCATGCTATTGTTGTTGTGCCGGGGGACGCTGATGCCGAACGCCGTCAAAACACCGCCTGCGGGTGAGTGGATTGAAACATCTGATGGCGACCCCTCCTGTCCAGTGTTCCCCCGGCTTCTTCTCGTAGGCGTGGATACTCTACGCCTTCCCCACATCCCGGAGTCATCCGTGCATCGAGCCTCGCGTCGTTACAGCGATCCCCTACTCGCCCCCTAAATGGGTGCCCACGAATCCCCGGACGCCAAGAAGGCGCGGATGACGCGGCAACGTTTACGGCGGGCCGACACCCTCATCGAGCAAGCCAAGGCCCTCCGGCCGGGCGAGCGTCAGTGCACCCGTCACATCAAAATTCGAAACGACGACGGCGTCGTGCTGCTGAACGCGGACGGAAGTCCGCAAACACGGCAGTGCCGCAAGGCCCCCATCAAAGGCGGCTTTGTGTGCGCCATTCATGGCGGCAGTGTGCCCGCGGTGCGGGCCGCGGCGGGTCGTCGGTTATTGGCGATGGTGGAGCCGAGTTTGGTGCGGCTGCACGCGTTAATTCACCAGGATGAGCACATGCCCACAGCCCTCGGCGCCATCCGCACCGTGTTAGAGCGCGCCGGGGGTGAGGCCATCGGCGTGCTCAAGAAGGACGTGGGTGATGCCGACATGCGGCCGATTATCAACATCGGCATTGCTGTGGGGGGTATTACGGCCGTGCCCGAGGTGAAGGTGGGGCTTTTGCCTAGCGCGTCTATCGACGCCGATCTTGTGGAGGACAGTGACGACGACTCTGTCTAAGCCTCAATTCCCAGCGCTCATTGAGCTACCGAACACCTCGCCCATTCCGCACACGCGCTTTCCGGGTTTTCGCCCCAACAGCCAGCCGCAATACGACTACATCACCGCCATCGAGCCTAATGTGTGGTTCTGGGGTAACCGAGGTGGGGGAAAAAGCGTAACCGCACGCTGGACGTGTCATGCGCGCGCGTTGAGCTACCCCGGATATCGCTACGCCATTCTCCGAACCTCATTCCCGGAGCTGATCAAGAACCATCTGATCTACCTCAACGTGGAAATGACCGCGCTCGGCGGCAAATACAACGCGTCGAAGTACATCGCGACGTATCCGAACGGGAGCATGGGCTTTTATATGCAGTGCGAGACCGAGGAACAGGCGCGCAACGCCCTCGGTGTCGAAATGATGGAAGCCGTGTTCGATGAGGCCCCGACGTTCAATTGGGACCACATTATGATGATTTGTTCGTCGGTGCGTGTGCCGAAAGATAGCGGGTTGACGCCACTCAAGCGGTTCAACGGCAACCCCATCGGCCCCTGCATGGACGAAATCGAACGCTACTTCATCGACAAAGAAGTCGACGGTGAAGAAGCGCGCGACTACCGGCCGGAGGAATGGCGGTCTATCTACGTCGATATGAGCGACAACGTGTCGTTAGATGTCGAAGCCTATCGTCGTCAGTTGAGCGTGGGGTTATCTCCGCATTTGCGCATGGCGTGGTTGGAAGGTCGACGGCCTCGAGAACGTGCCCTCTTTGATATCCGCGCAGTGGTGGATGAAGGGGTGCGCCTCACGCTGAGTGGAAAAGACCGCCCCGAACCGCTTGCGGACACGCGTCTCGACACCCCGTATCAGATTATTGAGGAATTGCCCCAGGCGCAGGGGCCGGACGGGACACCCGCCTCTGTGCTTGAACTGCCGTGGGTGCGCATACAGGGCAGTTATGACGACGGATACATCGACCCGGCCGTGATGCTGTGGGCGGTGAACGTCGGGCCACAAGTGATCGTGTTCAACGAGCGTGTGTGGACACATACGAACAGCCCGGATATTGCCAAGGACATACTCGACGCATCGGTGATCCTCCGTGAAGATGGCGGGCCGTATCAGTTGCCGCTGTCGACGATCTACGCGGACCCGGTGGTGGCGAAGCAGACCACCGCGGTGCAAAGCACGCAAGAGGTGATGCAGAGTGTCTGGCGGTGTCTGGAGCATCCGCAAGACACGATCCGGTTGAAACGGTGCTGTGCCAAAGCGCGAAACCTCACGTTTGAGGCGAGCACCAACAGTCGCGAGCTGTATGTCAGCGCCATCAATCGCCTGTTGCAAACAGAGATTGCTCCTGGCGTGCCCAAGCTGTTGTTCCTGCGCCCTGACCCGAAAACGGACGCCGGGCGTAATCTGCTCATGCGGGGGATTGTGGGCTGCCCGTATTTGCTCAAGTATCTGCCAAAGATGCAGTTCGATGAGAAAGACCCGCGCAAGATGGCTGACCACAAGCACGACCACGCGGTCGTGGCGTTAGCGTATCTGGCCGCAAGCTACCCGGTGCAGACGACGCCGCGTGTGGAGGTGGTGCGGCCGCCCTGGTGGAGCGATTTTTTCATAGGGAACACGAACATTCCGAAACAGCAGTATCAACCACGACGGAGGACACGGTGACGGACAGCGAATATGTAGAAGTGATGGACATGACGATCATCACGAGCACGCCCGGCGTTGTGCTGCAACACACCGTGCGCGAACACGAGGGCGACAGCCTGAGAGAGCAGCCGGGATCGATCCTGGTGCAGTATGGCGCGCGGGATGTGCTTGTGGGCGGGGAGTTGAAGCGGGTGACTGGCGAGCGTGTGATGATTGCCATCCCGCACGTGGTCGAGATACGGCAGAAGACTCGTATAGAGTCGCGTGTGCGGCCATCTGTGGCGAGTTTGGTGAGTAGGAGTGCAGCCGAGCTGGACGTGTTGAAGCAGAAGCACAAGCTGGCGTCGAATTAGCGCCCATGATGAATCCGTTTAGTTTGTTTAGGAGGAGAAAGCGCATGCAGATAGTAGTGGGCGCGGTGGTGCGTCATGTCCTGACAATGGTCGGGGGCGGGCTGATCGTGAACGGGTCGGTGACCGGAGACGAGATGACGCAGGTCATCGGCGCGGTGACCACTGTGATCGTGATCGGCATCAGCGTGTTCCAGAAGTGGCAGAAGAAGCAGATGGACGAGGGTAAGTAACGCATGTCGGATGAAGCTGTAGGCACAGCGACCGCGACCGACGAGTCTACGTCATCGAGCACCGACAGTGCCACACCCCAAACCACGGCCGATGTGGCGGCAAGTGTTATTGCCGAGTTCGAGAACGCCGACGCCGACCCTGCGGACGAAGCCACCGACACCAAGCCGGCTGCGGGAGACGCTGACAAAGCTGAGGCACAAAGCGCAGCAGATGCGGATGACTTCGAGACGCAGCCTGCCGAAGTCACCGACGCCTTAGGGCGCAAGCGGGAGAATCGTCTGCCGCATTCACGCGTGAAGACGATGATGTCGAAGGCTGAGCAGAAGGTGCTCAAGGCCGTTGCGTCCGAATTGGGCATAACGGTAGACGAGGCACAGGGTATCCAACTCGCTGATGTGATGGGGCATATCGGCGAAAGTAAGAAGACCCGTCAGAGCATCGACGACAAGCTCAAGAACGTGGATGCGGTCGAGGCCATGATGGCCGGCGACGGAGATCGCTTCATCCGGGTGCTTGCAGAGGTGAACCCCGAGGCGTATGGGAAGTTCGCGGCGCTGCTTGATCCGGGGGCATCAGCTACGACAACAGCACCAGCGGTCACCGCGCCCGCTGACGACCCGGAGCCCGAGCCCGACTACCCGTTGCAGGACGCGCAGGGGAACGAGGTCGGCCGCACCTTCAGCCTCGATGGTTTGAAGAAGCTCCGCGCGTGGGAGCGGCGCCAGGTGACGCAAGAGCTGACGGGTGAAATCGACAAGCGCTTCAAGCCCCTTGAGCACGAACGCGCGCAGGCGCGACAGGCGGAAGAGCATCGTCGGCGCGGTGAAACACTCTTGCAGCAGGCGAAGGACCGGGTGTCGCAGCAGATGGACGGGGCGCAGAAGTGGACCGGGTTCAGTGAGAACGCGGACGCCATTCTCGCGGCGCTGAAGGCCGATCCGAATACGAGCTTGCACGACGCCTATATTCGCGTAGTGGTGCCGAAGCTGACAGCCGACCGCGCTAAAATGCGGGAAGAACTGCTGACCGAGATCAATGGCAAGCCGAAGACTACGAGTGTCGCAGCCGGATCGGCAACAGGGAAGGCAGAGACTAAGGTGTTATCCACATCGGACATCGCGCGGGAGGAGATTGCGCGGTTGATGAAGGCGTAGACCGGGCGGAAACGTGTGGCATGGGTCTTGCGCGACTGCAAGATCCATGCTACAGTGGTCTTGTCGGAGAGAAGTCCTTTCTCTCCGCTATTCGAGCGGCCGGCTCGTAACACACGGCAAACCTACCTAACTCCCCACCTCTCAGCAGGTTACGCTGATCCAACGCGCTTTTCCTGGGCGTCAAGCAGGGTTTCGTCTTTGTTTCGTTTCCCCTGCCGGGCCGGTAGTCGGTCTGGCGCTAACCCCAAGAAAGCAAAAGAGATAGTATGTCTCAATTCAGCCAAATCGTGGCTGCAACGTTTGATCGCACGTCCAACGAGAAGAACAAGGCCGCGAACCAGTGGTCTGAGAACGCCACGCTCCGGTTCCTGGAGATGAAGGGTGCGCTCAAGCGGGTCACTGGCGGACCGCAGCTTGAGTTTACGCTTGATACCATCGCCAACCCTGACGCCGCGTTCCTGGCGACCGACGTGTCGGCCACGTCCACGACCAAAACCGAAGTCCTCGACGCCGTCAAGTATGACTGGGCGTTGGTGGTGTCCCCGGTCAACTGGACCATTTCAGACGAAGCCAAGAACTCGGGCGATAAGAAGGTCGATCTGGTAACGAGCCTCGTTGACAACGGGATGGAGACGCACGACGACAAATTCGAAGGTGCGCTGTTTGCCGCGTCCGCGACCAACGGCTTCCTGAGTTTCCCAGTCATCCTGACCGAAGACGGCAGCGGCACCGTGGGTGGTGTCAACTCCGCAACCGATACCTACTGGGCCAACAAGTTCGCCGACTACGGCACCGATGTGCATTTGGGGCTGAACACGCTGTTCGCCGCGTGCGCAAAGGGCAGTGGTGGGGCGGCTCCCAATCTGATCGTGACGGCGCCGACGCCGTTTGCGACCTACGCAGACAGCCTCCAGGCGAACTTCCAATATACGAACGCGAAGACCGTTGACGCCGGTATCCAGACGCTGAAGTTTGGTGGCGCGGACCTGATCTTCTCGCACAAGTATACGAGCGGAACGGCGGACTCCTTCTTCATGCTCAACACGAAGAAGATCAAGCTCTACGTCATCAAGGACTTCTATCGTCAGCGTCGTGCGGAGATTGAACTCCCAAACGCCGCAACGATGTCGATGAAGGTCGTGTCGATGGCGCAGATTGCCGCCACCGACCGCAGCCGTAACGGAGTGGCATTCACCTAATTGAATGTGGGGCTGACTGCACGACGGTGAGCCCCCGTTCTTTCTCTCGAAGGACAACAGAAACACTATGGCTGGATTTTCTTGGCCTGCGGTTGCAGGTCGCCCCGGCACGGTATACGACACGGAGGTCACTCCGGTTCTGACCGTTGCGGTCGCCACGGACGGCAATGAATACGTATTCCTGAAGGGCGTTGCGTCTACCATCCAGGGCTCGTGGGTTACCTACGACGAAGCGGGCGTCACGGCCGGGATTGACTCGGATGTCGCCGCGTCGATTACGGGGGACGTAGCGATTGCTACGGCCGCCGTTGTGGCTAACAAGTTTGGGTGGTATGGCCGGAGTGGTCACTTCATCTGCGGCGCGATCTCGGGTGGTGACGCGGCGGCTGATGGTAAGGTCTTCGCGACGGCAACCGTGTTCCTCACGGACGACGTGGCGGTGACGGGCAATCAGATTCACGGCGCACTCTACCGAACGCAGGAAGGTGAGGCAAACACCGCGCTCGGACTTGATGCGACGGCTGCACTGGCGACCGCGCAGATCAATCGTCCGTTCATCGGTGTGACAGACGCAATCATCTAAGCGGTGATGGTTTGGGGCCGGGTAGGGGGTGGACTCTTACCCGGCCTTTTTCCTTCTGTGAGGGGGCTTCTCGGTGGTTGACACCACGCTCGTGCGCGACATTGTCGAGCACTGTCGGACACGGCCGGAGCTTCTGCGTCGGCAAGGCCCGACGTTTCTGCAACTCGAACCGTCTCCAGATGTGTGGTTGCACTTCTGGGGCAATGCGGCGGCATCGGTGCCTGTAAAGATATCGGCGCAAAGCCACACGCATCATCGAGGGTTTACGAGCACGATTGTCCTGGGCGGGTTGACGAACACGCTTCTTCAGATGAAGGAGGTGGACGACGGTGCCCTGTTTGATGAGTATCTGCTCACGGGTGGAGATCATCGCAGCGCGTCGGTGTGTGAGCCGACCGGACGCAAGCTCGTGGCCACACATGCGTCGGCAACGCGGTATGGCATGGGCGATATGTACGACATGGTGCCGGATACGTGGCACCGCACGTTGTTCACACAGCCGTCGATCACCTTGTTGCATCTGAGAGGGCCGGTGGTACCGCGGTATATCGCGTTTCCAGTGGATACGCCCGCCGCTCGTTTGGACTGGGTCGATGTGGACCCGGTGGAGGCGTGGGCGCGCATCGACGGACTACTTCACGCAGCCGGTGTGCTGTAAGGATTTCATATGACACTACCGCTTCTTCCTCCTCGGTTGTTTACGGCGTTTCGACTCGCGTTCAACATGCGGGAGTCTGGCACAGCCAAGGCCACGGTTGACACTTTCATTGCCACGAAGGGGTTTACCGCAGGCGAGGTGACGCTGATCATGGCCTCGGTTCCCGCGTAACCGTGTCGGGATAGCGCACGTTAAGAGCGTCCCCGGCGCCTTCTCTCGCCCGTTCTCCTGAGCGGGCATTCCTTCTTTTCCTTCACGATTCAGAGGTCAGTTATTTATGGCAACCGAGCCGAACAGGCCCGAGCGGGGTTCTACGCCCGCAACACAGCCGGCGTCCGCGCCGAAGTATTCTCTCGAAGAAGCGGTTGCGCTGATTGCGCAGTCGATTGCGCAACAGGGCGAGTTCCAGAAGCAACTGGTCAAAGCTACGCCCAAGCCGCGCACGACACTCCGCGATTTTCTCAAGAAGCATCCGCAGAAGCGGTTGCACCATGAAGTGTTTCAGGCGGGGCGGCCGGTCAATCCGGCAGGGCTGAGTCAGGACACGATCGATCTGCTCGATACGCTCGACACGCGTAAGAGCATGTGCGACGGCATGGTCGACGTGGTGCGCATTCGGGACGGCGTGGGCGGGGCGAACTCTCGCATCCATTTGCTCTACAACAACCAGACGCTGGAACAGCGGATGGCGTTCTATATGCGCTTTCCCACGTTCACGGCGCTCGTCAAGGCGTTGGTAGCTGAGCAGGCCGCGCAAGGCATCACGCCAGTCCATGAGACCTCGGCTGCGCCGGTTGACGACGACGACGACGACAACATCGAACTCGGGTAACACGCATCACATACGTGCTCCCTACGTTATGGGCCGACTGAGGGAAGTCCTCAGTGCGGCCCTTTTTCTATTTGTAGAGGTGTAACTGAGTGACCGTTGTTGAACAGCTTCGTGATGAAGTCGTAGCGGCGAAGTCTACGCGTCGGGATAATGTCGTCAATTGGCAACTCAATGTTAATGAGCGCCGGGGGAAGGACGACGGGGCAGTTGCGGATAGCAATCGCAGTATGGTGCCAATGGATTGGACCATCACGAAAGCGAAGTCCGCGCAGTTGTTCTCGCAAATGCCGCAAGTGCGGCTGCTTCCTCGACATGCGCAGTATCGAGATGCGGTGCCGGTGTTCGCCACCATCGTGAACGATCTGCTGACGCACGCGAATGTGGAAGCGGTCATGAATGAAGCCGTGGTGGATTGTGTGAACGCGGCGGGGGTGGGCGCGGCCATTGTGCGGTATGAGGCGCTGACTGAGGCTGTTGAAGTGCCCGCGATCGATATGGCGACGTTATCGCCTGAAGCACACAGGGCCGTGATGCAGGGTGAGGTTGAGGTGCCGATGGTGCCGGCTGAGCGCGTGACGGATCGGCGTTTCTGTGTGGATCGGGTATCGCCAGACGCTTTGCTGGTCCCGGACGGGTTCCGACTGTCGAACTGGAATAAGTCGCCGTGGTTGGGGTACACCGGGCGGGAACCCTGGGCGCGAGCAAAGCGCCTGCTAAATCTGGACGACGC